CTTTTGATACAGTTGACTTGCTTCTACATGTTTTCCACTATTGGTGAGATCTTTAATCACCTTAAGCATCTTGCGTTTGAAATTAGTCGAAGATTCTGCCCCATCCATCATTCCCTCCTGGACACCAGCGGTGCTTGAGAACTGCTTTGGTGTAAATGGTCTTCTTACCATTTGTCACAGGTCCAGTGTAGTTATCATTAAGAGAACCATATGGATCGTTTACAAAATATCCCTTTCCATCTGGGGTTTTACCAATGACGACACACATATGCCCACCAGTAGGTGCAGATAAAGAACCCCTATGGAGTATGCCAATAACAACGGGCTTCCCAGCGTCCAAACTTTTATCAATATCAGCAAAAGATAGATTGTAACTAAAGTGTGACTTAACTCCATAAGCTGCCAAAACTTTCGTCTGAACAGCGTGGTCGGTTGTATCACCAATCTCGAATACCTTCTTAACGTATTCGTCATCACCTTTAATGCTTCCTGGCTTGAGGAAAGATAGGCACATAGCGCACGATGAAGAGTTGCAGGTTCTATGTGCATCTCTATAGTTGTCTACTTGGTTATAGTATGGAACTGCAAGAACTTCTGGAGTTGGTGGTTTCGTTCTAAAGATCCCAATCCAATCCGTTTCTGCATCATCCAAAAACTGAGCAGGTAAGTTATCTTCTAACCATTGGACTGCTGCTACATGATTTGAATTGTTGTCGTCGTAAAACTTGAAAAAGTTATGAAGATCAAGTGTCATGTTCTTCTCCTATGTACTCTAATGAAAATACGTCATGCTCTGGAATTTCTGGATCCAACCATTCACTAAATTCAGATTGAATCGCATGGGCATTTTCAATATTTTTTGTTTCACATAGGAAATGCATACGGTCAACTGCCCAGTCATGTGTTGTTTGAAGAGTTTGCTCCAAAGTTACCATAATATTTAGAAATAGGATTCCTTGCTATCCAATATATCACTGGTCAATGATTTTGGCAACATATCCCTTATGCTGCTTGAGACGACCCTTTGCTACAGCACACAAATTGGACGCATTAATACCCTCACTCTTACAAAAATCATTTAATCCTTTTATAACTACAATATCACCATTTGGTTTGATGACCTCATATATTTTCATTTGGTTTGGTTGAGGTACTGATACTCCTTTTTTTGATTTACTAATTTTATTTTTAACTTCTTCTGTTCTAGGAATTCCTCTTAACATATTACCAACTTTTATATAATGATCATCAGACAAATATCTTTTTCCTTTTAAGGTATTACTAATATTAGTTTTCCAATTATTAACTTCCTTTTCATTTGTTGATAACCATTCTTTGTATTTTCTTTTTGCTATCTCTATTCTTAATTCTTCAATTTCATCTGTTTTTCCTATAAGCATACAATAAGCAAGTCTATCTTCTAACTTACCATATACTTCCCAAAGTCTTTTATGGACTTCCGCATGAGCCCAAATTGGTAACTCTATTAGGTTATCTTTATCATCTGCACCACCCATGTGTTTTGGAACTATATGATGTATATGATACATATTACACCTCCCAAAATGTTAGAGTTATAACTATTTATCAAAATAATCTTTTCTGAAATACCTTGACAGTATATTTGAATTATAGAATGCCGGTGTTCCGTCAACCATCGATTCAGTTAGGACATTATTTAGAAAAAGTTGTTTCGTTTCTTCATAATTGCAGTCACCTTTTGCCTTATGAAGACTCAATATTTCTCTACTGAAGATCTCTTTTCCGTATTTTTTAAGATCTTCTTTTAATTCAGGACAAGAACCATAATACCTCTTCCAATCCGATTCTTGTTTTACTCTTCTTTTCTTTCCTGGTGGCGTTCGAAATGACCACAGGTATTTCCTTCCTATGTATTTTCTACCAGTGGTCTTATTGGTTATACAATAAACAAACCCAAAGTAGTCTCCAATATTATCAGTATCAAAAACTTCCCCATTGTAGATCCAGGGATTCTCATAACTCATATTAAAGTATCTTATGAGCTATTATTTATCTTCAACGGGAACAAAGCGATTCTAGCAATAAAAAAGGGGGTTTGTCAACCCCCCAAAGTTTTATGTTAGAATGAAATCAATATTCCTTTTGAGTTTTACCTTTCTTTCCACCATAAGTTTTCCACATGGCAGCAGCAGCAATTTTAGTTGCTCTTTCTTTGCCATATTTTCCTGATGCTTTGTCTACAATTTCTTCAAATCCAGCACCCTTTTTACCTACATCCTTTCCAGCGCGAACTTTTTTAGCAAGTGCCTTACGACCTTTAGCAGTTCCATACTTTGCTTCAGTCACATAATACTCGACAACTGTATCCCATGAGTATTCTGAGAGATCATATCCCTCATCCAGAAGACCGTCAACCCACTCAGAAACCTCTTCAGCAAGCAGGTAGTCCTCATACTCTTCCATGACAGCACGAACTGCAGAAGCGTCCATTTCAAGCATGATGTAATGTGCCTCTTCAATGGTATCTGCATGACCACCACTCATCAGATACTCAAGCAGAACTTCATATGGTTCATATGATTCTTTCATGGAAGATGTTGCTTTTTCCATTTCTTTCTTTCTTCTTGCAGCATCTCTTTCTTGCTGTGCTTTTAATGCTTGGTCAGCATCCTTAGTATCAATTTTTCCAGGACCTTCTGGACCACCCATCAGTTCTCCTTGACGTTGTAAAGATCTATTGGACATTTTACGAAGATCTTCAGCACTTTTTTCCATTTCACTTTGACCAGTGCCTTTTTGAGTGCCATCTGGATTTAAGTTCTTAGCAAGATTGGGGAATTTCTTTTTCCACTGTTCCAGTCCATACTTTTCAGCAGCAGCAGGATCTGTTTTTTTCAATTCATTATACTTTTTATTGACTGCTGCATCTGAATCTGCTGCAGGTTTTGCAGGTGCTTTTCCACCATTAGAAGGTGCAAGTTTTGGTGACGCGGGTGCTGTTACATCCGCTGGTTTTGTAACTACTGGTTTTTTATCTGCTAATTTTGGTGCCTCAGTTGGTTTTTTTCCAGCACCCCCAAGTTTAGCACCAGCATATCCAGCAAGAACTCCAGTTCCTGCAAGTAAAGCACCTTTAGCAGCACTCTTTACTCCTTTAATTGCTTGAGAAACTCTTGCTTGCTTGAGTAAATCTGTTGACTGTTTTGGACTCAGTGGTCCGGTAGGAGCAGTTATACCTGCTTTTGTTGCCTTAGTTTTAGCAACTTTTTCTACAGCAGCAGCAGTTCTAGATGGATCAGTGCTCTTTGCAAACTGCTTTCCAACTCTTTTTTCAACTCCAGCAGTTGCTACCTTTTCTACACCCTTTTTAACACCAGCACGAGTTGCTTTTGCACCAGATACAATACCTTTTCCAGCAGCACTCAAACCTCTGCCGATCAAACGAAGTAAACCTGCTCTTTCAATGATTTGATATTGCTCTTCAACAAACTCAGTATAAATTGTTTCTTCCGAAAGTAAACTTACATCACTTGAAAGATACTTCTCAAGAATAGTATCTTCATCAGAATTTGCCAGAAACTTCAAAAATGCCTCTGCGGTATAACCTTCAGAGAACATTGATAATGAGATTGAAAGAATAATATTTTCAACTAATTCTGCTGCTTCTTCGTTATAATATTCAGACTCTTCATTTAGAAAATCTGTTTCTTGTGTATTGATTTGTTCATACAGAAGCCCAACGTTATTAATGAAGTCTTGCGAAATTCTGGACATGGTTATGATTTTAATACCTTATATAAAGGTATTTATAAAAAATCAACCACCAGGCTTCATCTTAACGCCTAATGCTTTTTGACGAGCAGCATCAGATTGTCTTGCCTTTTGAAGTGCTTGTTGTGATTTTGCAATGTCATGTTTCTTATATGCACCTGCAAACATAGTTCTTCCAATTCTTTCTAATGGATTAGAAGAAGTTTTAGCAAGTGATTGAGCACTTGGTCCTGCTTTATAAACTGCTTGACCACCCTTGTAAGCAAGGTGTCCAACTGCTGATTGGCCACCTCTTTGAACTACACCAGTTTTGGCAAGTCCGACTGTTTTTTGTTGTGAACCAACACCAGTTGTCATTGTATTCTTTTTAGTATCAAAGGTTGTTTTTCCACCAATACCTTTGATTGCAGTTCCTGCTTGGCGCTGACGATTTGCTGCCGCCATTGCTGCTCTTTCTTTTGCATTTGCACCAGCAGCAACATCAAATGCTTTTGAGGCTGCCATTGCACCGCCAACACTACCACCAACAGTTCCTACAGGTCCAGCAACACTTCCAGCAGCGCCACCTAAAGCGCCACCAGCAGCAACCGCAGCGCCTTTGGCGAGTGATCTGGCCCATCCAGAACCTTTTGCTTTTTCATCAGCAACATCAAGTGCTGCAGCAGCAGGTCCAAGAAGTTTTCCGCCAACTTTTAATGCTTTTCCAGCACCAGCAGGAACTTTAATCTTTGGTCCTGCTGGTGGTTTTCCTGTTGTTAATGGTTGAACGGGAGTTGGTTTTCTGGCAGCTGCCTGTTGAGCAACTTTTTCTGCTTCTGCTCTTGCAGCTGCTCCCGGAACAGATGCTCTTTGTCTAGCTTGTTGAGCAACTTTTTCTGCTTCTACTCTAGAAGAATCACCGGGTCTTACTGCAGGACTTGCTACAGTAGTTGTTTTTCCTTGAGGTTTAAATTGTGTTGAAGAATCAGCAGCAGCTCCTGATGGTTTTTTTGCTGCTTTTCTCGCCGCCTTTTCTGCTTCTTTAGCATCGATTTGTGCTTTTACTTCCTCATAAGAAGGTCCACCAGTTCTTCTTCTTGCTGGTCTTCCTGCAGGTTCTTCATTCAAATATGACTCTTGCAAAAATTGACTAAAGGATTTCATCTTCTTCTTACTTTTTAGTTATTTATAAAAAAAAGAGGGTTGGTTAGACCCTCTGTTTAATGTTTTAAAAAGTTTTTACTTTGATTTTTTTGGAGATGGTTTTGCTGATGAAGATTGTCTACCTTTAAGAACATTTTGAACCATATTAGGAAGTTCATCAACAAATTTTGCGATAGGTGCGGGCATTTGAGGCGCACTTCCACCAACAACTGCTTCAACGATACTTTGTCTCCACTCATCACTCATGTTTGCCATAATGACCGCTGCTGCCTGTTCAGTTTCAGCGTAACCTTCATCAATTAAGTAACCCATTACAACATCAAATGGATCAAAACTTGCACTGATTCCCTGTCTCATTTGTGTGGGAGTCAGTTGTTTTTTGGCAGGTGGTTTTGGAGCAGTAAGAGTTGTAGCAGGAGCAGCAACAGGAACAGGTCTAGGTGCAGG